AACTTTCCAGGACCCAGCCACCTTAGTGGCAAGGTCCGCATAGTCATACGGCCACAAGAAAGGCAATTGCATAACAACATTCTCACATGATGCAATGTCAACACGAGCGAAATGGTCAACCTGCATACAATTAGGAGGCGAAAGATTCGGGCTCAATTGAAACTCATTAGTTGCAGCGGGGCTTGGCCCGCCTTGAGGCAACGCAGAGATAACATATGAGCCAAAGGCGTTTCCAGGCACAGCAATAACGAACGCCAATTCGATAGTGCCACGGATGTATTTATACGTAGAAACCTTATCTGCAACACGAGTATTGGAAAGATACAGAACCCACGGGTCGAAACCCTGGACTATATCTAACCCTGAATCGGTGTTGCTAATTGTAAAATCGAGGATTTCTGTTTCTCGGTTCATAAAGTCTGAAAGCGTATTCTGAGGCATCTTTTGAAAGATCGGCACCTTTTCGGAAACCGTGTTCATCGTCATGCCTGAGGACGAAACGATACTGCCCGTGTCGTGGGACAGATCGGTAGTTGCTAATGATTTGTCATCATTGTGAGCAGGGTCAATGCCTGCTTTCACTAGAGTTACGTTTGACATAGCGGAAGGGAGGATAAGTCTACTCGTTCCCAAGTGCTGAAGGTCCCGGCTCGGATCTTCTGCAGATGGAAATCAAAGTCTCTGAATTGTAGACTAGGAGAATCTAGAGACAGTTCTTTGCATACTCTTCGAAAGAATAACACCATTCTGGTGTAAAATTCTCTCCCGTGGTACACACTCTCACGGAGGCATTGATCGATCACAATTATTGCATGATCTCGATCAGATAACGACGTCTCGGCCTTGAATAAAAGCATACGAACGAGAGTCTTCTTACTCAAAGGTGGAACGAACATACCTACTTCTTCCCACCACACGAAAGTTCTCTTCAAAAAAGAAAGCTCGTCAAAGCTCACCATATGAAAATCATCGGACTTATCAGCGGAGGTCATAGTAAGACCATACTTACGCCAATCCTCACAATATGTGGAGGACGGGGGATGACGAAAGTTCTTAACGTTATCATCTCCATACACAGCAAGTGCGCAATAGAGACGAAATGTAAGATCGACTGAAAAATACGGGTTCTTTAGAAAATTTCGAGCATACTCAACAACAACCTTATCGTCGAATCTGTCTAATTGATGAAGGTAATAGACATACCGCTCACCAATGGACATAGTAACGCTATTTATCTCAACGGTAGCGTCATGACCGGAGGGATTCCAAAAGGCAGAAAACATGTCATTCTTGATACTAAAAATTGTGTTCTTAATACCATAAATGATAGTCATAACGATCAAAGGACCGCAGCCTAAATAAAAGGAAATCCCATACCACACAAGTGCATTAACTTCAAAATGCTCACCTTGATGTGACTTGTCAAGCTTGACAACATCACCGGCAAAAAGATTGGTCAATGGACCAACGGAATTGAGATGGGTAATAACCTTATTACACTCAGGGGAAGTCATATTTATCCCTACTGCACTTTCAAAAACATTGAAGTGTCGACGCATGAAGTCTTTAACAGGAGTCAAGTACTTCTTGGCCAACATATTAAACGCAAAGGAAAGATTAGTGAAGACGCGTGGTTTAGAGCCATCTTTAAT